TGAGATTTGTGACGTAGTAGATAAGATAAAAGATTGACACGTTATATCGTATGTCTATGAATCATTTGTAGCGTATAATTCTATTATGGCTAGAAATGAAACTATCACCGTTCGACCTTGCATCGAATGCAGTGACAATATGACTTGTGTCAACTCCCAAAGGAAATTTTGTAGTAATAAGTGCCGACGTACTTGGAGCAAATGGAACCGCATACCTAACGTGGCTTGCGGGCTCTGCAAAACACCATTTTGGGTTAAGAATTCGCAGATTGCTGGCGTAGGAAAGATGGTTGATGTATCCAACTTTTGTTCAGAAAAATGTCAAATGGACGGACGAAAGATCTCAGTTTGTCTTTTAAAAGAAAAACTAGACAAAGAACCTAATTATGCCAGAGGAAAGTATCCGTCAGGGAGTCATAAAAGAGTAGCGATAGAAGTGATAGGATTGGAGAGGATCCCACGTGGGTATCACGTACATCACAGAGATACTGATAAACAAAATAATTCTCCGGAAAACCTGGTTCTGTTGACTATCCAGGATCATTTTTGGTTACACCACGAACTTGGCAACGCCGTACTTCGAGGTTATTCCAAAGGAATAATATCGTTAGATACGATCGCCGAAAAATGGACATCAGATCCGGCCCGCGTACGTAAGCTGCTTCCCTTAAAAGTTACTCTACAGCATAGAGACGACTTTCTCGTAGCAGATCCAAAATACCATGACTAATCAATATGTTAGAGCGTCTAGAGCACGAGGCGCGAGAGATATAACTGAGCATCAAGACATAGTTCTTAGAGCATTGAATCTAAAAAATTTACCTAAGAACACGCATGTTCACCATAGAAACTGTGATGGATTTGATAACTCATACAAAAATCTAGTTATCTTGAGCCTAGCTGATCATCGATGGCTACACTGGCAATACGGTACGAGGGTGCTCAGAGATTACTGCTTAGGACAAATCTCTTTAGAGGAAATGGTCAGTTGGACTTCTGATCCCGACAGAGCTCTATTTTTGCTACCGCTGAACCTGCCATTCCAGATGGCAGATAGTTCACTTGTGCCTATTGACTTGGAGACTAGAAGGGGATTATACTGGCAATATGATTAAGACGGAAACGAAGATTGACGAAGAAAAAGGCCTTGTAATGCTAGGATTCGAAGCTAGCTCCGAGAAGGACTACGATAATCTCGATTTGATCTGCGCAGTACTTTCTAACTGCCCGGATTCAAAAGTAGCATTCATTCGCAGTAACAGATTGGTAGGACATTTCAGGGGAGTGGTTTCAGCTTCTACGGATTCATCTACCGATATCTAATAACAATATATTACATTAATTTCCAGACCAATTTCTGGTATAAGCAAGTATGGAAAAGAACTCCTCTTTAATTTTAACAACAGACGAGGTCAAGCAAGTCTCAGAGGGAAAGATACCTAATCGTATAGCTGCGACATGGGGCTTTACTTTAGAGGAACTACGATCTATAATCGCCTCTGGAACATACACCGTGACATCTTGGACCACCTCTGAGTCCGGGACCGAAGGTTTTAATCTCTAATAAATACAAATAAGATAACAAATGAAAAATCTAGATTTAGTTAAGCAGTTTATCGACGGCCTTCCGGATGACGTAAAGGGTAACGCCCAGGACCTTATTGATCGCATGACTGCGACGATTTCGGGTATCGGCGACGATGATGTTGAATTTCGGATCCCCCTTCTGAAGGTGCTGCAGGCAACTTCGGATCGTACTGGTTTTCCTAAGGGTACAGGCCCAGGTGATCTTGTTCTAGGCGAAGAAGTTTTGCAGGCTCCAGTTAATTTCATTCCTATTCGAGTGCATGAAGCACGTCAATTTTGGGATCCTGAAATTTCGAATCGGAAAATGCTGTGCCAATCGCCCGACGCTGTGATGGGTCAAATTGGTAGAGAGTGCCGTACTTGCCCTCATGCTACCTGGGTAGACGGTCAAGGTTCGGATTGTCAAAAGATTCATACAGTGATTGGTATTACAGCTGATCTGAAGGAAGTTTTTCAAATTAACTTCGCTAAATCGTCGTATAAAATCGGCACGGAATTCAAGTCTCAACTAAAGAAGGCTGGAGTTGTTCCCTATGCCCGCACTTACGGCCTCTCGTCGGAAACTAATCCTTCGACCAAGACCGTAGAACAGTTCAAGATCGAGGCTTTGTCGGCCGATAAGCGTCGTACCCCGGACGCGTTAATTCCGTTCCTGAAGGCGTTCTTTGATTCTGTTTCTGACGACCGTAAACAGTTTCTGACCGACTTCCGCAAGTCCATCGAAGATCGTCGCGCTGCGGGTACTCTGCCGCTGGGCGTGGCTGGCGCTGCAATTCCGATCGAAGATCAATCTGCCGGTGATGCTACACTGACCCTTCCTGGAGAAGAAGCTGCTCCGGCTAAGGTGAGCGCCAAGGCTAAGAGCTACCAAGTCTAAAGATAAGGCGGACCTTCGGGTCCGCTTTTCTATAACACAAGGACACGCAGATGTCTGATCAAAAAATAGACGACTCTTCTTCTTTTTATCCTTCCGGTATTGACAATTCAGAGTCTTCGCTAACAGCCGAAGACATCTTCCTGAAGGAAATTTATCGCCTCACCTCTCCTGGTCCTTTTATGGACGATGAAGGCCGGATTGCGTTACGAGGTTTTTCCTATAAAGACCTGACATTATTTGGTTTTCTTGTAGAGGAAACTTCTGATGCGTTCCTAGTCATGTACCCTGCTTCTTTAGCACGGGATGACGAAGGTGTTAAAGCGACTCAAGCCATTGCCTCGCCTCTGGCCAAGATAATGAAAACCAGTGTAGGAATCATGTCGCTCCCTACTCCAGTCCAAACTTTGTATTATCTGAGCCTAGTCTTGCCAAAATTGGCAGGCTCTCCTGGTTACTTTACTCAAGCCAGAGTCAGACAAGTAACTAGCATCATAGAGCTGCTGAAGATCGCCCTCGGAGTAAACAAGGTCGAGAACAAGACAGACTTGCAAAACGTTAGGCCTGGAGGTTCAAAACTCCCCGCTGAAGATACCTTCCGTGTTCCGGACCATTTGATTCCGAGAATTGCTCACTAACAATAAGAAATGACTAATGGAAAACAAGAAGGAGTACCTAGCTTTTTCGCAGAACTTCCCCCGATTCCTGAACACCTTGTCAACAAAGTTGCTCCGGTGAAAGCCGAAGTTAGGACTTATCCAGATGGCCTGACTGAAGAACTTAAAAAGGAGTTCATCGAGGCTATTAAAGAAGCGGATGCAAAGGCTGTCCCGTTTGAACTGACTCCTTATAACCTTGGGGCTTGGAGCCCATCTAAGGTCAAGTCGTTCCAAAAGTGCCAATGGCAATTCTATCTAAAGTACATCCTAAAGTATAAGATTCCCGAGCAACTTCAAAGCGCTAGCGACCCTCTTTCTGCGAATGTAGGTAAGGCTGCTCACCAAATCCTCGAGTATACCCAGATGGGTAAGAAAATCGAGGATGCGTACCTAAAGACAAAGCTCGAGTATGTTATTAAAGACAAGCTTTTGACAGAGGCTCAGTGGACGGAACTAGTTGATTCCCTTCACTACAATATCAGCTCGTTTGGTGAACGTATTGAGGCGTTAGGCCGTAATACAAAGATTCGCCGAATTTTGACTGAACTTAGAATCGCCGTCACTAAAGATTATGAACCAACCACCTTCTTTGATGATAGCGCTTGGCTTAGAGGTGTGGTAGACTTGATTCTACAACTGGAAAATGGTGACATCATCATCATTGACCATAAGACGGGTGGAGGTGAAGGTTCTCCTAACGTGTATAAGTCTCAGTTGGACTGGTATAAGGTTTTATTCCATTATGGAATCGAAGAAATAGAAGGGGCCCAAACCGGGGTCCACTTCATTAGAGCCGGCGACGTGAAGATGATTGACTACTCGGATAAAAAAGCCATCGAGGGGAACATCAGAAATACGCTGGAAATGACGATTGAAGGTGCGTTAGACACCGTGAAAGAAAAGGGATATTTCAAACATGTCAGAGGACCGTACTGCAAGTGGTGCGAATACGACAACGTCGGCTGCAAGTCAGGCGAACTTAAATCCACCGAGCTTGGGACCAAGAAATGGTTCCCTATCAAATCCGCTCCTGTATGAATATGAGAACGACCGTTGGAATGTAACCGGATTCGTACGACCCAATCTTGTCTCTCCCGGGACTTTGAATAGGATTTGGCCATACGAACCAGGGAACTATACGACAGCTCGTGAATTTAACAATTGGGTACGAGAAACTGTCGAGCGTGAAATGCAGGGGGCTGTGCTGACTCAGCGCACTACCCGGCATGAATTAATTTGGACAGGATCTCTGCGTGGACCATTTCCTCTTCAGCGTCTTCAAAGACCTGATTATCAAGAGCTAAGAATAAACGCTTCGAGGGATATTATGGAAGTCCAGTCAAATATAGAAGG